GTGGCATCGGTCAAGCCCACGGTGACGGTGGCCCGGGCCTCGCCCTCGCCAGCGCCCTGCACGATGGCAACGTTGGCGTAGTCGCTGTCGCCAAAGGCCCACGCAGCCTGCTGCAGGTTGCCCCACTTTGTGCTGAACCTGTTGTTTGGGTCAGCGGTGGGCCGGTAGACCTCGAACAGCAGCTTCTTGTCTGCGTTTTTGCCTGCCAGCCGCACCCGGAAGCCCAGATCACAAGCCGCGCCGATGGTCATCAGGTAGTCCATGATACTGCCGCCGGAGGTCTGTGCAGTGTAGGTGGTGTCAAAGCCCACAAGCGTGCCCAGCTCTAGCTTTGGCCATGGCTGCATTGCGCTGACCAGCCTGCGCATGGCGGCTTCGGCGTTCTCGTTCTTCACGATGGCGGTACCGGCTCGCTTTGTGAAGATCCACGTCCCCGGGAAGCCGGTGACCAACAGATTGCTGTCGGTGTTCTCGTTGCTCCGGTGGCAGATGCGCATGGGCACATCGCTGTCGCTGCGGCGCAGCCAGCGGCCCTCCCGGAGCAGGGACAGGTTCTCCTCGGTGGGGCGCACCTCCAACGTGAACTCGCCCTCGGTGTTGTAGGGCTCGTCCCAGTAAAGGCTTACCCACACCTCCACCCGGCCCAGCCGGGCGAGGGTCAGTTCATCCAAAACATCCAGCGTCACGAGATCACCTCCGGCAGAATACCGCTCACCATGGGATAAAAGCGCACCGTCACCTGCAGGCTGGTCTCGCCGCTGTCGGCGGTGGCCTTGAGCAAGTTGTCCCCCGGAGCCAGCTCCAGCAGGTCAGAATCTTCATCCAGCAAAGAAAAGATGTTCTCCTCCGTGCCATCCTCTGTCCGCTTGACTGCCAGCTTGTCGGTGGTGGTGCGGTAGATCTCGATGACCTGCCCGGGGGTCAGGGTGGTCAGGATGCGGATGCTCTGGCCCGTGACGATGTTCAGCACGCACGGGTTGACCACAGCGCCATCGCTCTTGAGGGTGGCCGTGAAGGGCACCGCCAGCGCCCCGGGGTTGACCGCGTTCAGCCAGCCAACGGAGGTGCGCACGCCGAACCGATGGGGCTTGGAGTAATTCACCGGCAGCCTGAACGATGGCACAAAGCCGTTGATGCAGAAGCTCTGAGCCTGCAAGTTGTACCAGAAGGGCTTGGGGCAGAAGAGCATGAAATCCAGCACCGGGTAGGGGTGGATGCTCTTCGTGTAGGGGGTCTTGGAAAGCACAAAACGGCAGAAGAATTTATCCACAAGATACATTGTGCCGCTGGTGAAATAGGGCAGCTTTTCCAGCAGTAATTCCGCATCCGCATCGCCGTGGGAGCTGTGGCAGTGGATGATGAGCTCACGGCTCACCCCGGCCACGCTCTGGCGCTCCACGCTCACGCCCACCTGGTTCACGCCCTGTGCGGTCTGCACGTCCACGTCTACGCCATTGATGGGGTCGAGGGAGTAGGGCGTGCCGTAAGCCCACCCGATGTCGAGAGTGGCCCCGGCATCCGTGACCAGCTGCAAATGGTCTTTTCTGAATGGCATTGTGGAGCCCTCCTTTCATCGTTTCTGGGCCTTGGCCCGGTCGGCTTCCCAGCGTGCTTCCCGCTGGAGATCTGCCGCCGTCTGGGCCTTGGAGTAGATATTTTGGATGATGTTGGTGTCGCCCTCCCGGTGGTACTGGTTGGCGGCTGCGGCCACCTGTGCCGTGCCGGAAGCGGCCACAGACCGGCTGATGGCCATGTTGTCAGACAGCACCAGAGAATTGGCCTGCCGCACCATCTCGGCCAGCTTGCTGTTTGCGGCCAGCAGGACCTCGGTGTTGGCCTCCACAGCGTCGGTCAGGTCTTTGTCCGGGGTGGGGGCCGTCGGTGTGGTGGAGCCGGTGTTTGTGCCTGTGGTGGTCTTGGTGATGTCATCCAGACTGCGCTCCACCTTGGTCTGGATGCCGTCCACATAGGTGGTCACGGTCTTGTAGGAGCGCTCCACGCCGTCCACCAGTTTGGTACCTGCCTCGGTGACGGTCTTGGTCACCCGCTGGGTGATCTTGCCGGTCTCATCCTGCAGCTTCTCGGTGAGCACCTTGGTGGTCACGGTGCTGCCGTCGGCATTGGTGGTCTTGCTGGTGTCGGTCATGCTCTCGATGACCTTCTGAGAGCTGGCGGAGGTGCCGGAGGTGCCGGAGCTGCTGGGGTTGTTGATGGCCTCCTGCTGTTTCTTCCGCGCCTCCTGCCGGGCCTTGCGGTCGGCGGCAATTTGGTTGGCAAAGTTCCAGGCTGGATTGCTGATGTAATCCACATGGTCGCCCCAGAGCCACGCCACGGAGTTATACAGGCCGATGAGGCCGTTGATGAGGATGACAAAGCCCTCGATGCCCGCCGCCACGATGCGCATCAGGCCCTCGAAGATGTAGCTCATAAAGTCCTCAACGCCCGCCCAGACATTCTGGAAAGCGTTGGCCACATCCGCGTTTTTGCCGGAAAAGCTCAACAGGGCACCCACCAACATCCCGATGAGGGAGATGACGAAGAGGATGGGGTTTGCGTCCATGGCGGTGTTCAGGGCGATCTGGCTCGTGGTTGCGCTGGCTGCGGCGGGCACGAACTGCGCCACCAGACCCATGGCCATTTGGCTCAGGTTCCCGAACACGCCGGAAAGGGCGCTGCTCAGCTGGTTCAGGGCCCCCATGGCTACGGCCTGAATCTGCGCCTGCTGTTCCTTGGTGCAGGCCTGCCAGAAATAGGAAGCCGCCCACAGGCCCAGGCTCTCGAGGTCGCCATCCTTGAGGGCCGTTGCCAGCGTCTCGATGGCCCCCAGCGCATCCGTCTGGATGTCGGCCTGGATCTGCGCCCACCCCTCGGTGAGCTTGGTGCGGAACTGCTCCGTGATGGTGGCCCCTACGGTGGCAAAATCCGGGCCGTAGTCGTTGAGGGCCTGGGCGATGTTCTGGATGGCTTCCTGTGCTGCCGGAGCCCCGGTGTTGATGCCGTTGACAAGGCCCTGCGTGACATTCTCGCCGATCTCAGTGAACACCTTCGAGGGCGAGTGGATGCCCAGCACGTTCTTGACGGTGCTCACCATGCCGTTGACTTTGCCCTTGACTGTGGACACCAGCGTGTCCCACATCCCGGTGATGCCGTTCAGCAGGCCGGTGACGATGTTCTCGCCGATGTGGCCCCACTCATCCATACTGCCGTCCCACACGCCGGTGAGCTTTGCGATGCAGGCGAGGGCGGCTTCGCCCAGGTTCTCGATGCTGCGGATGATGCCGTCTACCAGAGTGGTCAGCAGGGCCGCGCCACAGTTCAGCAGATCTGGCAGATGGGAGATCAGCGCGGCAGAGAACTTTGCGGTCAATTCCGCCGCTGCTGTGATCAGCTGGGGCAGGTTGTCGGTGATGCCGATGATGAGCTGTTCCAGCAGCTGGATGCCGGCATCGAAGATCTCGTCCTGATGGTCAGCAAGATATTGCACCAGCTTGGTGATGACCTGCGTTGCTGCCGATGCCAGCCCGGGAATCTTCTGAACAACACCTGCGGTCAGATTTTCCAGAATGCCGCTGGCTGCGTCCAGCATGGCCGCCGGGCCGCCCTCATTCAGAGCGCTTGTCAGGGTATTCAGGCAGTCAGTGCCCCAGTTGGCGGCTTCCTTCAGGCCCGGCTCCATGGCCTCGAACAGGTCAATACTCAGGTTCTCTGCCGTGGTCTGGAGACTTTCCATGCTGTGCTGGAAGGTGTCTGTCATGGTCTGGTAGGCGGTGTCGGTTGCTCCGGCGCTGTCCACCATCTGGGCCAGCACGCCGTTGAATTTGTCCGCGCCGCCCGATGCCAGCGAAAGAGCGCCGGTTCCGGCCTCCACGCTGGACCATAGCCCGGCAAAGGCGGTGCTGTCACCACCCACGCTGTCGTAGAGAATCTGCAGCACATCGCCCAGGCTCTTGCCGTCAGCGTTCAGCTGGGCAAAGCTCTTACCGGTCTCAGCCTGCAAAATCTTGCCTACGGTAGAGCCAGTGTCTCCCAGCTCGTTCAGCATGGATTTTGTGTAAGTGGTCGCCTCTGCAGTGGCAATACCGTTGGCGGTCATCACGGCCAGACCACTGGACAGGTTTTCTACGCTGACGTTGTAAGCAGCCGCCAGCGGGATGACACGGCCCATGCTGGACGAAAGCTCGTCCACGCTGGTCTTGCCAAGGTTCTGCGTGGTCAGCAGTACGTCCGAAACGTGGTCTGCCTGGTCAGCGCTCAGGCCGTAGGCGTTCAGCGCGGTGGTCAGGATATCTACGGCAGAGGTCGTGGAGGTAAAACCGGCTGTTGCCAGCTTTGCCGCCTGCCCCGCAAAGGCCACGGCGTTGGCGGTATCCTGCCCGGCGCTGATGGCCTGATAGGTCGCTTCGGCGATATCGGTGGCCGCAATGCCCATGGTGTTGGACATGGCGGTGATCTGGTCGTTCAGCTGCTGGGTGGAAACCTTGCTGGTGTCTGCGATGGTGCCGACCTTTGCAAGAGAGGTCTCAAAGAGGGAGCCGGTCTGAATGGCGCTTTGGGCAAGATTCGCCAGCTGACTGCTGGCTGTCTTGACCAGATCCGCGATCAAATTGCCTGCGGCTACCGACATCGCGCTCAGGCCCTTATTGAAGCCGCTTGCGTCCAGCCGGGTATCGCCGGTAATACTGTAATCTGCCACTGTGTCCACCTCTCATTCGGAGCGCGGGCACAGGGGCACAGGCTGCTATAACTTGATTTCTACCTCCCGCTTACATGCGGGGTTCTTACATTTCACCCACAAACCGTGGGCGCAGGCTTCGGGAGCCGCCCACACGGGCAGCGCTCTGCCGCAGAAGGGGCAGGGCACCGGGGCGCGGGAATCAACCGAAGCGGTCGAGGAAAGCGTCCTCGTGCTCTTGCAGGGTTTCGCGCCGCTTCACCCCCTTCAGCCCATCCGGCAGGGCAAAACGCTCTTTCAGGGTCTCGTAGTAGTCCCGGTCGGCTCTGTCCATGCCGGAGGTGTCCTTGCCCCGGATCTCCACGATCTTGCCCAGCGGAGTTTCCGGCGGCAAGGCGTGCAGCAGCGCTTTGAAGCGCCACCAGTGCACCTTGTCAGCGGTCAGGTCGATGCCGTAGGCCTGCTGAAAGGCCCCCACGATGTAGTCGGCATCGCACCGGTAGTCCAGCACAGGCTCGTCCTGTAGGTCGTTGCTGCTGCCAGTCCCGGTGCGCTCCTCGTCCTCGGGGCCACCGCCCTGGCAGAAACGCACCAGAGATTCAAAGGCTTCCGGGTATTGCGCCACCGGGATTGGCTCCACAAAGAAGAGTGGAATGGCCGATGCAATCAGCCGGGCGCTGTCCTCGTCGGTTTTGGCGCGGCGGGTGCGGATCAGCAGCCAGATCATGGGCCGGAAGTCAGGGTCGATGGCGCGGCCCTCCCACTCGGTGGGCAGGGTGTCCGTCAGCAGGTCATGCATTGTCCAGTGCCTCAAGTTCTGCCTTCAGCTGGGCACGGCGGGCGGCTTTTGCCGCTTCCTGTGCCCGGAAATCCACCACGGCGGGATGTGCCTTGGCTGCGGCCCGGCGCTGCTCACGGTTCATGGGGGCAGGGATGGCCTGTGCTGCCGAAACCTGCGCCCGCTCCTCGGTGGGGTGGATCAGCGCGCTGACACTGGCCTTTTCTGCGGCCATAGCCTCGGCAAAGGCCTTGCTGACCGTCAGGCAGGTACTGAAGTTGCTGCCGTCCAGCCCCAGCTTCTCAGAAGCACCCTCGCCCAGAACTTCGTCCAGATAGTCCATAAAGATGCGGCACTGGAAGCGCAGCCAGGCAGGGTAATCACTCTCAGGGGTGTAGCGGCTGCCCTCCGTCCGAGCACGTTCCTGCTGCCGGGTCTGTGCAGCCAGCATCCGATCCACGTCGTTGGCGTTCAGGGTGGAAAAATCAAAGTCAATGCCGTTGATGATCATGGAAAATCCTCCTGTTACAAAAGGGCCCCCGTTCACCGGGAACGAGGGCTGTATGAATCATTGAAAATCGGGTTAGCCTGCTGCGGCTACGGTCAGGTAGTCGAACTCAACCGGAACGCCAACACCCTTCACATCGCAGGCAAAACCTGCGGAGTTGCTGGCGGAGCCGCTTGCATCGGCAGTGACAATAAAGGCAGCTGTGCCCTTCTCGCCCTTGCCGGTCTTTGCGCTGAAGTAGATATAAGGGAAAACCACCTCAGTGCCGGAGCCGAACTTTATCTTGTGGGAGAGCAGGAAATCCTGCGCAGGGTCGCCCACGCAGCGGTTTCCGTTCAGGGAGAAGGTGCGCTGGGTCTCACCCTTCTCGGTGACAGTACCTGCGCGGATATAGGCCACGTCCTCGGTGGAAGCATTCAGGGCACCGGAGTGCTCCTTGACACGCTCTGCAAACACGACCCAGTCGCTCTCCTTGGTCTGGGTGGCGGCATCAGTCTGGATGGCAAAGATGAAGTCATCGGCCTTTTCGGTGCCGGTGTAGTCCGCGCTGGGCACGATGCCCTTCTTGGTCTTGAGCGCGGCCAGGGTTTCGGAAACAGTCATAGGATGGTCTCCTTTCAAAGTTTGGGTTGATAGTAGATGAGCCGGAGCTGCATCTGCATTTTGCAGCTTCCGGAACCGTCAGTGACGATGTAGCCGGTGGAGGTGACTTCAATGCTCTGGGCCTCCTTGCCGTGCCCGCATTTGCTCAGGTCAGGCAGGATGCCGCAGTCATTTTGTTCCATTACCCAGTCGGCCAGCTGTTCAAAGAAGCCGCTGTTCTCAATGGTGAGCACATCGGTCTCTCCGAACTCCCTTCTGGACAAAAAGAGGTAGTTCTTCGCCAGATCCCGCCCGGAGATGTAACTTTCCACAATGGGGTCGGTGGGGCTGTCCTCAATGGAAAAAGCGGTGGCTTCCTCTTCCAGCCCGGCAATGCGGAAGGCCGCACCTGTGGCATCCTGCTCTTCTGCAATGAGCGGGCAGGTCTTGAGCCACTCCCGCAGGGCCGTAATGGACGCTTTGGGCATTACGTTCCACCTCCCAGCTCTTTTTGGGCGGCGTTTTTGGCGAACTGGATCAGTTCGTCTTTGTGGTCAGCAATGGCCCGCTGGCCCCAGTAGGAGCCGCGCAGGTGGTTCTCTCCATGCAGACCCTGCCCCTGCGTGTGCAGGTAATACTGCCGCCGGGCATACGGGGTGTTATAGACCAGCTTTCCGCCTTTGAAGTCGGATGCCTGGTTGACGCTGTTCTTCAGCGTGCCGGTGTCGAAGGGTACATAAGGGTCCACAGCTTTGGCAACTTGCTGTGAGAACGCATACTGGACCTTCTGGAAGCCTTTGTCCATTTCGGCCTGAAAGCCGGGCCGGAACCTGAGCTTCAGGTCAATAACGGGTGCACTCATTTCCTCAGCTCCC